ATTAGATTTTAGTCAATTTACCTTTTCCGCTGAAGAAATCAGAGCGGTAAAAGAACTGTTGTGGGATGAAGTAATTCAGGCCCCTGAAATTTCCCTTTTACATACTGTTTTCGAAAATATTGTCTATGACAAAGAAATCGGATTCATTGGTAAAGGCGGAATGGTTGGTGTAGCTCAACAGGGATGTGATCCCGTTGCGCAGGCTTACAGTATTGCAACGCGTAAGATCAAATGGCAGCCCAAGGGTTGGGAGATTTTGATTCACCAATGTCGTACAGACATAGAAGCCACAGCAGCTGTTTACTCAATGAAGACCGGAACATCTTACGATGATTTCACTTCAAGTGATTACATGGCTATCGTACTCGAAGCGTTAGCAATTTCGGTGAAAGAATTCATCATGCGTTTGTTCTGGTTCAATGATACCGCAGCTGATGTTATCGCTAACGGTGGAACACTGACAGCAGGAACTGATAAGAAGTATTTCAATATCATTGACGGATTTTGGAAACAGTTTCTTACCCAGGTAACTGCAAATGTAGGTCAGAAAGTAGCTATCACAGAAAATGCCGGTGTTTCTTACGCTGCTCAGGCTTTGTTGCCTGCAAATGTTCGTGATACTTATTTGCCCGGTTTGGTTTTCAAAGCAGATATGAATCTTCGTGGAATGGCAAACGGATTTATTCCATGTACCCAATCATTTTATGATGCTTATCAGCAATCTTTGACCGGTGTAGCCGGCGGAATTGAAGCGTTATATCTTAACTTGATGAATGGAATTAAGACATTGTCTTTTAACGGTGTTCCGTTGCTTCCTATCCCTATCTGGGATGTGATAATTCGTACGTATTACAACACCGGTGCAAAGTGGTTAAATCCTCACCGTGCATTGTATATTACGAAAGATATACTCGCTGTTGGAGTTGACTCTTCTAAATCTTTCGGTGATTTAGATTGCTGGTACCAAAAAGATTCACGTAAAGTGAAAATCGAGTCTCAGGGTAAAGCCGATGCTAAATTGTTGAACCCGGCACTTTTCCAACTTGCCATTTAAAACCAATTTTTGAAATAAAAGTGAGCTCTGAAAAGGGTTCACTTTTAGAGTAAAAATAGAAAGGAGAAAAATTATGGATTGTTCAACTATTACAGCAGGTTTAGTCGCTGCAAATTGCGCCAGGAATTCAGTACCTGGAACAGGAAGCAAAGTATATCTTTTGAGTTATGCAGACATCAACAAAAGTACCTCTGTAGTTACTGCCAATGTTATCTCAAGCATTATTATGCAAGCTACGAAAAAGGGTTACATTTTTGAAACGCTTGACAACTCAGTTGATGGAACTTGTGACCTCGTAAAGGGAACGTATTATTCCGACTTTGATCAGAAGCTGGCATTGAGAATTTTCTCAAAAACGCAAGCTGCAAAAGCTTTTGTTGAAAGTTTAAAATTGGCCCGTGTCGTTGCCATCGTACAGAATAAAGAAATCGGTGCAGCCGGTGAAATTCAGTACGAATGCTATGGCTGGGATTCAGGTCTTGAACTGATGACTTCGAAAGCCCCCACGGTTATGACTGATAAGATCGTTTACGACCTTGAACTTGGTTCTGGAGCTAAATCGAAAGAAACTTCATTGCCAAAATCAGTTTTCATCACTTCTACAACTGTAACAGAGGCCATGTTAGCCGGTTTAGTTGCTTGATATGATTGAGAGACTGAAAGCACTACAAATGAATAGGAAACAGTTCGCTAACTCAAGCGAACTGTTTCCCCATTTATCAACAGATTCAGATTTGAGAATTGAGATCGAATCACTCTCAAAAGCAATCTTTCACAAATCTGTAAGCGGATGTAGTAACTGCTACTTTGACGCTTATATCGAATTAATCTCACTTAATTTAAATATCGCAATGGAAAAATTAAAATGTTCATTCTTATTACTGGCCGGTGCTTTATTGCACGATGTGGTCAATTTCGATAATGATTTACTTTGCAGTAATGCAAATATCACTGATGATCTGGCTCTGTATCATTTGAAAACCAATCCAAATTGCAGACAGTATTTTCAAACTCTTCCGGAAAACGTTGATGAACTTATTGAAGCCTATATTATTCCGGGGACAGAACCAGTATTATCTGATGAAGAAAAAGCCGCTTTGGAAACTGCTGAAAAAGTTCAGAAAGAAGCTGAGGAAAACTTTGTTTCTCAAATCGTAACTCTTTTGAAAAACAACATCACTAAAACGAACATTAAAACAACATTTAAGAATGTTGAAAATGTAGGTTCTGTGAAACTTACTCAACGGATCTTGGATGCTTTTATTAAGCGTGCAGATGCTATCTTTTTGGCTATTACAGCAAAATCTACTGAGGTAGGTAACGAGCTTCCTGTAGATGTTTCACCTGTTGATGATGAAAAAGCCGCTTTGGAATCTGAGAAAAAACCACAGTAACATTTTCGAAAACAAAATTAAAACCTACATTCTTATGAGTGTAGGTTTTTCCACAAAGCGGGATAGAGCAGTCTGGTAGCTCGCAGGGTTCATACCCCTGAGGTCGTTGGTTCGAGTCCAACTCCCGCCACTAATTCAAAACTATGAAAGCAACTACACTTAAAAGAGATAGACGTTTTGAGATCAGAAATGACAAAGCGTATAAAATACAGTCTTACGGAGAATGTAACGACTATCCGCAGCAAGTAATGGAGATTGTTGACGCTTCAGGTACCGGCAAGAGTTGTGTTGATGTTTACGCTAAATTTATTAGCGGAAAAGGTTTTGAGGATGAAGATTTTTATAAAAAAATAGTCAACAGATTAGGTCAAACTAATGATTACATCGCTGATCAGGTAAGCAAAGACTATGCAGAGTTTGGCGGTTTTGCTTTACATGTAAATTATAATGCAAATTATAAAGCATGTGAACTTCAACATGTACCATTTGAACAGGTCAGGTTTGAAATGCTTGATACGGAAAAATTTGAATTTAATCGCTTAGCCTTACATCCGGACTGGGGACGTCGCTTTCTTTATTTGAGAAGGTGGAGAAAAGAAGATATTCATTTTGTAGATTTTTTTAATCCGGATCCGGAGGAAATAAAAGCTCAGGTTGAAGCCGCCGGCGGATGGGAAAACTATAAAGGCCAGATTTTTTATTTCTCAAACGAAGGTGAAAGGGTTTATCCTCTTCCTGTTTCTGATACGGTTCTCACAGACATGAGCACAGAGGAAGGAATAGCCAATGTATCAAACCGAAATGCCCGGAATAATTTTTTGACAGCCGGTATGCTGGTCAATAAAGTAGCAGATAATGAAAGTGCCGCTAATATTGAACATGGAAACAGCGAATCAGATGATGAAAGAAGGGAAGATAACGGAGGAAAAAGAGAAGATCAAACAAATGATACCGAATTAGCACTAAAAGCATTCCAGGGCGATGAAACTGCATGTAAAATCATGTATGTAGAGATCGGATCAGATGAAGAAGAACCTAAATTTGTCAGCTTTAAAGGGGCAAATTACGATAAAGAATTTAATGTAACCCTTTCAAGTTCTCAGGCTAACATAGGTAAGCGATTTAACCAACCGCCAATACTAAGAGCCGAGAATGTAGGTGCAAATTTCGGGGCTGATTTAATGAAAAATGCTTATGACTACTACAATTCGGTAGTTGAAAACGAACGGTTAGCAGTCGAAAGGGTATTTTCTACCATCTTTCAACATTGGTTTGAACCAACATCTGGTAATTTCTCTGTAACACCTCTAAGTTATGAGGTGGAAATGACCCTTGCAGACCGATTAGGAGACTCTCAGTTGAAAGAAATCATTCTACTTGTCAATGATAAGACATTATCATTAGAGCAGAAAGTAAGTATTGCAAAAACTCTTTTCGGATTAAGTGACAAAGAAGCAAGAAACTTAGTTCCACAAATACAACCGGAAGTATGATAACTACACCTGAAGATATCAGGGCAATTCGCCCGATCGCTGAAAACGTAAATGATTTAAAAAGACTCGTTCCTTATATTGAGGAGTGCGAAACTCTTTACCTGATTACGAAATTAGGAGCAAAACAATTTAAAACTATTGAGACTGCAATAAAACATAGTAAGCTCGAGGTACCCGTGGCCCTTCCAGATGAAATAGTCAATCTTTTGGATGGTTGCTACTTTGATTCGGATAATCAACATTCTGGGGGATTAAAAGCCGCAATGGGATATCTTGTTTATTCTCGATTCGTCCGTAATCAAAATGTAAACGCAACAGCATTTGGGATAGTGGCAAAACGAGGTCAGGATTCAGATCCTGTAGACGAAAAAACAATAGTAAGAGTCTCAAATGATGCCGAAAAAATAGGACTTGAATTTCTCAGACAATGTATTGATTTTTTAAATTTTGGAAAAGACAAAAAAGATCAACGCAATTTTAAACCAAAATGCAAATTTAAAGCTATAGGAGACTAAACAATGAGGTTCTGGAATGGAATGACAAAGAAAAATGTTCTTCAGTCTACAGACAAGATCATGATCGGTGATGATATCACCGGTGAAACGATGTATAGTACGCTGGCCGAATTGATTTTTCTTAGCAATCAAACAATAAAACCGCTTACCGTCACTGCATTCACTGATTTAGATCGCATTGATCTAGCTGATGGTATATACAACGTTGACGGGTCCAGTACCGGTATCTTATTCGTTGCGAAATCGTACATAGAAAATGTATTAGATTCAGTTTTGCAGGTATATATAGATTCTGGGTTTATTAAAGTAAGAAGAATTTCTATTGTTACCCCGCAAACTTATGCGGAATGGGTGGTTAAATCTGTCAGTATAACCGAAAGAGCTAAAATAGGATATGGAGAAGTTTTTGGTTATGCTTTGTCTGATCAAACATCGAATATCACTGCAGAAGTAAAAATTAGCGAAACAATAGGAAGAGAATTTAATTTAGATTACGTGTATTTGAGTTTGGCCGAAGCTGCTACTGGTGGCATATTCACAGTCAATATCAAAAAAAATGGGACAACAATTTTTACAACGAAAATAACGATTGATGCATCGGAGACCTCAAATATTACAGCATCTACACCTTATGTATTGATTACCACCCCAACCGTTTTTAATACCGGTAATATACTATCAATAAGTGTTGATGCCGTTGGCGGAACGGCTACCGGAAAAGGCGCTATTATACGGGGTTATGGATATTTAATATAAACAACTTAAAATAAAAATTATGGCAA